AAACCGCTGTTGGTGGTTGTATCAAGAACCGGCAGAATGACGCCAGCGTTTGGTGAGTACTGAACAGCTTGACCCTTCAGGATGGCAGTGCCATAGCCCGAGGTAATGCCGTTGGCCAGTGCTTGTGCGCGTTCCAACCCAGTTGGGAAATACGCAGGTCGCAGACCAAAAGGTGCAGAGGTTGCACTCATAGGATGCTCCTAAAAATAGTTAAAGGGATAATGTTTTCGCTTTCTTCAAAGCTACAGGCAAAATCATCTGAAACATGATTTTTAGGACTAGATTTGGTGCGGGTATCTGCTTTTTACAAAGCGGATACCCGTATGCAACAATTTTAATACGAATTTGCCAAAAGTAAAGCGGTTTAGTTAAATGTTGGCAATTTAATGCCACTATCGTCTGGCAAGCTACCCTCAACGCTACCCATCGCCTTGCCCGAACGATCGCGCTGGCTGACCAGTTGCTCTTGGTCAACGCGAATCTTGTCGGCCTCATCCATCGGCTGGTAGTGGTGGTGCTCGAGCATGATGTCCTGATACACATCCATCGGCATCTTGCACAGCAGCATCTCGTTGCACATAATGTGCCCAGATTGGTCACCCTCCTTGACCTTGTACATGTCGTAGCCGGGCATCTCATCAGCACGCACGGGCATGTAGCCTAGCGAGAACCGACGATGAATCGGGTCGTACTGGCTGTTTGTGGCGAGCCAGCAGAGGTGGTAGCCGGGGATTTCTGGGATGTTTGGCAACACCGTCTGCTGAAACTCATTGCGCGCACGACGACGCTCACGAGCAATCGGAAAATTTTCTTCAGGTGCTGCGCGGGATGCGTCCTGCTCGGTTCGTTGCTTGCGGCTGTCGCCGGCACTGCGTTTTAAGCGGCTATCCATTATGTGTTCCTCTTGTTTTCACGGTCATATTTTGCGTAGGATTTGATCATTTTTGCGCGTTGATCGGGGTTATCCCAAGCGCCCATGTCTTTGATTGCCTGCACCCGATCGGCCGAGAGCCTGAACTCATTAGCACGGCCAGACGGGGCAGATTCACGCCCTGAACCCGTCATGCGGGGCCTATTTGCCGACCTCTGCGGTGCAGTAGTTCCGGTGCGATGCGGCAGATACTTTGACACGCGGTCATCAAGCTCTTCCCAATAATCAGGCGAAGATGGGTCGTAGCCCTCGTCGGTGAGCTTTTTGTCCAAGCGCTGTGCGATTTCTGAGTCCATGTCCTTGGCCTGTGGGTCGTACCACGGGTTACGCTCCATCCACTCAGCAGCGTTGCGCTGAACAGACGGGTCAGGCACATTCATCGTGGGCTTGGGCGGCTGCGACATCTGCCGAGTTGCCTGATCCTTGATGGATTTAAGCGATTCAACCTTGCGCTGCGACTCGTACATCAGCTCCTGAGCCTTGACGACAGCGTCACCGTCTTGATTTGCGACCGCCTCACGCATTTTCATCTTTGCGTACTCAATCTGCACCTCAGTATCATCAATTGCCTTGTCAACACGGGCTAATTCAGCCCCAGAGGTGCGTTTTTCAAGGTGCGCAAGGCGCTCCGAGAGCTGCTGGTTCTGTGTGCGCAGATTATTGATGAGATGGCTGGATTCCTTGGTCTTTTCGCGATGAATTTGCTTCTTGAGCTTGCGCTCTTCGCGTCGTGCGGCACGAATCTGCTCACGATCGGGGTCAGAATCAAGCCCGTCGTTGCTTTCAACGTCGCCGCCCTCGGAAAGTTCAACTTTTTCTTCGGTTTCGGGCGCCTCGCCGTCTTCCAAGTGCACAACAGCCGAGCCGTCCTGCTCCTCAGCGACTTGCATCTCTAATTTATCAGTGGGTGTCATACGAATTGCCTCATAGTCAAGACTTGGTCAGGGTCAACCTTCGCCCACAACTCAAAATCATTAAGTATTTGTAGAGATATCTGATCATCTGCATCGTTCGGGTTGGGCACCGTGAATCGGTCGCCTGACCAACGCGGTACGCGCACATAGTCGCCGACAGAGCACCAGATGCCTTCGCCCCATTCGGATAAAGTGTCACGATTTTTGAATGCGATCGGGCCAAGTGCTAAAACCTTGCCGATCATTGACTGCGCACGCTCAGTTTCGCGTGTCTCGTCAACCAAGATGATGCCGCCACGACTAGCTTTTTTGACACCCTTGAGCTGCAACAGCACTCGAGCACCTAGTGGGGTAACGCCATGCACACACTGCGGGAACGCCTCATCGAGGGTTTCAAAGTCCTTCATGCTTACTCCTTAAAGCGCCATTCGGCACTTGGTTAAAAGCGCCATTCGGCGCGGTAATCCTCGTCTTTCCGAGGTGTCAGCCCTAAAGCTAGGCGTCTGGGGCGACGACCCTTACCAGAACCGGCACCCCACGGTTGCTAACACCGTTTACAAATCCTCGTCTTTTTCACTCAAGATGTTGTCAAGTATGTCTAGGGCTTCACCAAGCCCCTGATACTGACCAACCATGCGGTGATAGGACTCAATATTGATTGCGTACCCGTCAGCAAGAGACAGCGCTAACTCTAAGCGCCGCTCCTTTATCTTGCCGATCAGGTCGCTGACTGGGTTAACGACCACGGCCGGCGGCCTTGCGCATGGGGATTGCAACGGCAATCGTCAAGCCAACGCCTTTCTTAGCGGCCATGCCGCCTTTTTTGTACGTTGCGATCTTTTCGCCACTTGCTTTCATGGGTTCTTTAGGCGCACCCTTGGCGGGTAAGTTAGCCGCCTTGCTCTCGGCCATCACTGCGCCGCCGCGGGCGTACTTTTGAATGACTGACTTACCCTTAGCCATAGGCACTGATTCGCCCATTGCCATTTTCTTGTGCTGCGAGATTGCGTCTGACATGATTGAACTCCTTAGAAGCCGTGATTAGTGTTGCCAGTCTTGCTAGAACCGAAACCGTGCCAGTCGCCGCCTTTTGAGCTTGCTTTGCCGCCTTTTTTAAACTGAGGAGTTGCTTGCGGCGTGTCGCCCATTCCGGGGACACCTCCGCCGCCAAGTGGGTTGGTGCCGCTTAGCATTCTATAAACGTCGCCGGGGTTGCTACCCCCACCACCGCCAGTCCCTATAGCCTCCGATGCTCGGCCAAGGGCGCTACCAACAGTGCTTGCGCCGCTGTTGATTTTTCCTAGACCTTCGGTAGCGCTTCCGCCCGAGTCTTCTGAAGGTTGCGCCATAGCGCCAAGTTGTGTGATTGCCATAATATTTCCTTTATTGGGGTTGAGGTTGTTGCATTGCTTGCGCTTGCATTGCTTGCGCTTGCTGCTGTTGTGCTGCTTGCGCTTGAAGTTGCTGCTGTTGTTGCGCCTGTAACTGCTGACGCTGCATCTCATGTTGCTGCTCAAGCGTCAGCACATTGATATCGTGTGAAATCTCTGCGGCCTTCATCTGCTCATCGGCCACGTTCTTCTCCTGCTTGGCTTGCGTATCTGCAGCCAGTTTTGCACCATCAAGCTGTAAACGAGCCTGATCATTTGCTGCCTTGCGTTGAGTCTCAGCCATCTGCGTTTGAACAAGCGCTTGGACTGAAGGGTCAGTAGGTTGCTGCTGCGATTTAAGTTGCTGAATCGTTTGAATCATCTGCTGCATGACGGGCACGACTCCCGCAAACTGCTGCTGCGTATCTTGATGCACATGCTGCGAGCTCGCTGCAAGAAGCTTCTGAGCCTCTTGAATGATTGGCTGCATCTTCAAGATATCAAACGGTTCGCCCAATGCGTTTGATGCGTACTTGTCCATTGCGTTCAGGTACCAAAGCGTCAGGTGCTGCTTTAAGTGCTCGAGCATTGCGGGTATGAAAACCGGCGCCATGATCGGGTTTGCACCGTACATGGGATCCTTGGCGTAGTCCAAGTGAACCTGCAGGTGTGCTAAGTGCTCTTGGTTCGGGAACGCACCAACGGGCTTATTAAGCGTCATGGCGACGTTTTCAAGCGCTGGGTTCATTTCCTTAACGTCTTGCGGATCAGGTAGCACTTCATTGATATCAGGAAGCTTGATCTGCTTAAGAATTCGCTTCTCAACAGCCAAGCGATTGTATAGGTCTGGATTCGCCTGCGCGCGTGCGGCGAGAGCCTGTACCTGAGCATAGCGCTGTGACTCCGCAAAGATGTGGGGATCAGACACCGGCACGATGTCCGAGTTTTTTTCAAAATCCTTGGACGTGACACCCAACTCTTGGCTCATCTCATCTGGGTTGTCGTCCAAGTACCAACGGTTCAGGCGCCCGATGATCTTGAGCACCCGGGCTTGGCTTGTGTGCAGCCGTGCGTGAATTGCGCTGAACACCGCAGCGCCTTGCTCGATCAGCGCCTGAGTTGTGCCCACAGGCGAGTTAGAGGTGACGTCAGCGATCTTTTCCTCGGCGGTGGTGACTACGCCCTTAGCTGCGTCGGTCAACCAGCCCAAGAGCTGAAACAGCACGGCAGACGGTGGGTTAAATGGCATCGGCATGGCGATCTTGCGAATATCGTCTACGCCCGGCGCGCCCTCAATTTCCGTGACTTGGGTGGGCTCAACCACAATGCTTTGACCGGATACCTTGCCGCCCTTGATCTTGAGCATCGTGGGGGCGTTGTTTATATGAGCAGCGTCAAGCAGAGCCCGTAGAGCGCCAGTAAGAGCAGCAGACAAGCCGCCGATAAGATGAGGCAGACCAACCGCATAAGCACCTCGCCAAGGGATGAATTTAAACTCAACAATCCAGTCAAGCTTTGACATCAACTCGTCGCCGTCTTCCCAGTTGCGGTACAGAC